GTCGAGTTTTTGGGATTGTTATGTACCAAGGTTTTTTTTGGTTTCCGGGTTGTGCCGGTTTAAGCGATTTTAGGAAATAGCGGAATTCCATAAGGTTATGGACTCAATAATTATCGGGCAAACGGCGGTTGCGGAGGTTTTCGAGGTTACGGAGCGCACGGTTCGTAACTGGATCAGGGCCGGTATGCCCAGATTATCGAAGCGGCGGTTCGACCGCCAGCAGATCCAGGCCTGGCTGGACCGGCGGGATGGCCAGGCCGGCGCCGGGCCGGGCACTCTCCTGGGAGATCCCCGGCAGCCGGAATTAACGCTGGAGTCCGGAAAGGATTTTTGGGATGGGCAGAACAAGAAGTTCCAGGCCCAGCACCGGGAGTTGGAACTTCGGCGGCGCCGGGGGGAGCTGGTGGAGCGCAAGGAGGTTGAGCAGCTCTTCGTGGCCCGGATCATGGCGGTGAAGCAGGGCCTGTTGATCCTGGCCCGGGCCCTGCCGCCGCAGTTGGCGGCCTGCTCATCGGAACGGGAGATGGAGCCGATTATTCACCGCGCGGTGCGGAACCTCCTGGAGGCCTTCGCCCGGCCGCTGCCGGAAACCATAGGCGCTGGCGTGGTCGCCGTTGGTACAGAAATGGCGGAAGTGGCTGATGTGACTTTTTTGGATGATTTAAAAAAAACGCCAAAGCCGGGAAATCCATAGTTTATGCACCCTAACCCCCAAAACCAAGAACCCGGAACCCAGGTCCCGCTTCCTTCCCCCTGGACCCCCGCGGAGCGCTCCGCCTGGGCGCCGCCGGATGATATTTTGGTTTCCGAGTGGGCCGAGCGCCACCGGATGCTGCCGAAGCAATCCGCCATTCCGGGCCCCTGGAGCAATCGCCTGGTGCCCTATGCCGTTGGGGTGATGGATTCGTTCCTGGACCCCGTGGTGGAGCGGATCACCATCATGGCCTCGGTGCAGAGCGCCAAAACCGAATCGGCTTACAACATGCTGGGCTACGTGATTTCCCAGGACCCCGCCCCGTTCCTGGTGGTCATGCCTACGGACAAAACCCTGCGCCGGGTCAATAAACGCCTCCAGGACATGATCACCGAAAGTCAGGAGTTGTCCAGGTATCTCACCGGCGATCCGGACGACATGCAGAAGCGCTCCATTGTGCTCAACCGCATGGAGATTTACTTTGCCACCGCGGGCAGCAAGGCCGACCTGGCCAACGTCGAGGCCCGGTATCTGCTCATGGATGAGCCGGATCGATATCCGGCCGCCACCGGGGATGAGGGGTCACCGGTGGAAATGGCTGAGGCCCGCCTGACCACCTACTGGAATCGCAAGATTATCGAGCCCTGCACGCCTACCACGCCGGACGGCCACATCAACCGGGAGTGGCGGCGCTCGGATCGCCGCAAATATTGGGTGCCCTGTCCCCAGTGCGGCGCCTATCAGATCCTGTCGTTCTGGCAGGTGAGGTGTGCCGGGGCCAAGTTGGGTGAATGGCCGGAGGACAAACGGGATTCGGATTATATCCGGCAGCACCGAGTGGCCCGGTATGAGTGCCTTCATTGCCGGGCGGAGATTGACGATAAGGATAAGCCCGGGATGCTGGCCCAGGGCCGGTGGGTCCCGGAGGACCACCCGTTTGACGTTCAGACGGGTGAAATGCCGCCCTTGCCGTCGGTGTCGCATGTGGGCTTCTGGTGGAACGTCCTTTACTCCCCGTTTCGGAACTTTTCCGAGGTCGCGGCGCAGTTTTTTGCCACCAAAGACGACCGGGAAAAGTACAAAACCTTCGTCAATCTGTGGCTGGCGGAGCCATGGAGGGAGGTTATTAAAGAGCGTCCGGCCTCGGCGATCCTGGAATTGCGCAGCAACCGGCCCGCCATGGAGGTCCCCGATGGCGCTCTGGCCCTCACGGCCGGCATTGATAATCAAAAATACGGGTTTTGGGTATCTATCTGGGCCTGGGTGCTGCTGGGAAGCGGCTTGTTGGAACAACATTTGATCCGGTATGGTTTTTTGCAGGATTTTGAGGAACTGGAGATTTGGTTGTTCCAGGATGTGTACAGCACCCGGGACGGCAGGGTGGTTTATCCGATCTGGCGGGGGGGCATTGACACCGGCGGCGGTGGCGATGCCCCGGGAATGGCCAGCCTGACCGAACAGGTGTATGAGTGGCTGCGCCGCAGCGGCCAGGGGCGTATCTTCGGGGTTAAGGGGGCTTCCCGGCCCATGAGTAGCGGCAAAAAGATGGCGCACAGCATCATTGACAAGATGCCGGGCCAGGGGAAGCCGATTCCGGGCGGCATCCGATTGTGGCTCCTGGATACCAACGCCCTGAAAGACGCCTTCTGGTCACGGGTAGAGGCCGGCCGCGTCCACCTTCATGCCGATACGCGGGAGGTATTTGCCATGCACCTGGCCTCCGAGGCCAAGGAGCGGGATAACCGGGGGCGCACCCGGTGGGTGCAGCAGGGCCGTATGCCCAACCACCTCCTGGACACCACCATCTACGCCGGGGCCATGGCTGACCCGGAGTGCTGGGGGGGGGTGATGGTGCTGCCACGGCCGGGCCATGAACTCCCGGCGCCGCCGGAAGAGGGGCCGGGCCATTGGCTGGGTGGGCGCACCCGTGGATGGTCTGGGCGGTAACGGTATGAGCCCGTCATTTATCAAACCGTTTCGAGGGGGAACCATGGCGAAAGAGCGGGGCTGGCTGCATCCCTGGAAGGTGGCGGAGTATCTGGATTGCACCAAACGCCATGTTTATGAGCTGGTGGCCCAGGGGCAGTTGGAGGCCATCAAGCTGGGGCCCCGCGCTTTGCGGATTTCGGAAGTCTCGCTGCAAGGGTTTATCGACAAAATGAAGGTGCAAAACAGCGAAATAATTTAACTGCCAAAAAAATTAAGGGAATGGAGTGTCGTGGAGGCGAATGGAGCGCCTTTTTTTTTTGTTTGAGCCATGAGAATTGTAAAGCATGGCACTTTATACGTCGGCGGAAATCAAGGCCAAGATTGAGGCATTAGATCTGAAGATCGCCAAGGCGGAGACGGCTCAGGAGTATACCGCCGGCGTCCAGATGGGTTTGAAGCGGGGCGCCCTGGAGGCCATGTATGCCGAACGGGCCCGCCTGACAAGGGAATACGAAAAGGCCGAAGCCCAGGAAAGCGGCAGTTTTATCAATCGGGCGGAGTTCGGGAGGCCGGGATGAGGCCGCGGCCCCCGGAAGTCAACCTACTGGACCGCCTCATCGGCTATCTGTCGCCCCGGGCCGCCCTGAAGCGGCGTTGGGCCCGCTTCGGCCTGGGCCAAATCGAAATGGCCAGCGGCCGTTACCGGGGTTCGGCCAAGGACCGGCTGAGAAATGACTGGATCACCACCTATCTCGGCAGCAGCACCCCGAACGCCTGGGAATTGGAAGAGCTGCGCAACCGTTCCCGGGAACTGAATTGCAATCATCCGGTGGCCCACGGCGCTACCGATACCCTGACCCAGAACGTGGTGGGCCAGGGATTGACCCCTCAGAGTAAGCTACGGGCCGAAAATCTGGGGATTTCCCCGGAAGAGGCCAAGACCCTGCGCCGCCAGGCTGAAAGTATCTGGTCCCTGTGGTCTGCCTATGCCGACGCCGGGGACCGCCTGGACTTCAACGAAATTCAGTTTTTAGCCCTCCGGAAGATCATCGAAGACGGCGAAATTATCGCTATCCCGACTTTTATTAAGGACAACCGGCGTCCCCTGGGCCGAGCCCTGGAACTGATCGAATCGGATCGTCTCCTGTCACCCCCGGGCCGGGTTGAAATCATGCAGGGGGTCGAATTGGGCGCCGAACGCCGGGAGCCGGTGCGTTATTGGCTGCGCAAGGCCCCCCTGGTCAAGCGCGATTACGAGATGGATCAGCAGATTTACGTGGGGATTCCGGCCCGGGATGCCCGGGGCCGCCCCATGGTGCTGCATGTTTTCCCGACTCAGCGCCCTGGCCAGGTGCGGGGTATCCCCTATTTTGCCCCGGTGCTGTCCTATTTCAAGGATTTGGGGGACTACCTGGAGGCCGAGGTGGTGGCCGCCCGGGTGGCCGCCTGTCTGGCGGTCTTTATCACCAAAACCGACGGTTATGGGGGGGCGGTAGCCGGGGCCACCGGCACCGATACCAGCGGCAACCGGGTCCAGGCCCTGGAGCCCGGCATGATCCCCTATCTGAATGTCGGGGAAGATATTAAAGTGGTGGACCCCAAGGGCCGGGGCGGTGAAACCTTTGGCGGGATGCTGAACGGCCTCCTCCGGATCATCGGCGCCTCTTTGGGTTTGCCTTACGAACTACTCTTGAAGGATTTTTCCCAGACCAATTATTCCAGCGCCCGGGCTGCTCTGTTGGAAGGGCGGCGCATGTTCACCCAATGGCGCGGTTGGTTCGCCCGTAAATTCTGTCAGCCTATCTTTGAACTAGTTTTGGAGGAAGCCTATCTACGGGGCCTTTTTGGCGCCCGGGACTTTTACCGGGATCGGGATGAGCTTTGCCGGGTTACCTGGGTGGGCGGCGGCTGGGGTTGGGTTGATCCGGTTAAGGAAGTGCAGGCTTCCAAGTTGGCCATTGATTACGGTCTGTCAACCCAAGCGGAGGAAGCGGCCGGGCAGGGCCGGGATTGGGAAGAGATTTTTGAGCAGCTGCAGCGGGAAAAAGAGCGGGCCGCTGAACTGGGCTTGGTTTTTCCGGTCAGCGGGGCGCCGAAGATGGCCGTGGCCGGCGGGCCGGAAGCGAATCAGGAAGGAGATGACAATGCCCAAGCCGAATAAAAACGAAAGCAAGCAGGATTTTCTCAAACGCTGCACTGCGGACTTGGTGGACCGGGAAGGCAAGGAGTCCGATCAGGCCTTTGGCATGTGCAATGCCTTTTGGGATGACAGTAAATCTCAGCGCGCCGCCCTGAATCTCACCGCGCCTTTGGCCCTGGCGCCGGCTCTGGAAGGCCAGGTTGCCAAATCCTTTCTGATCACGGCTTACACCGGGGCGGTTGTTGACCGCGGCTGGTATAAGCAGGTGATCAGTGTGGACGGCATCAAGGTCAACGCCAAGATGCCGGTGCTCCGAGAGCATGAGCGTTCCCGGGTGGTGGGCTACAGCACCAAGGTCTGGAAAGAAAAAGGCACTTTATTCCTGCAGGGCGATTTCTCTGCCAAGTCCCAAGACGGCCAGGAGGTCAAGGATTTGGCGGAAGAGGGTTTCCCCTGGCAGGCCAGCATCGGCGTCTGGCCGAAAAAGGTCAAGGTCCTGGAAAGCGACAAGGAAACCGCGAAGGTAAACGGCCAGGAAATCACCGGCCCGTTGGAGATCTGGCTGGAATCCCAGGTGCGGGAAGTGAGTTTCTGCGCCCTGGGTGCGGATGAGGAAACCGCGGCGATCACGCTGGCGGATCAAGACAAAAAGGTTCGGGTGAGCATCGAGCGTTCCGGGCCGAAATCAGAGGAGGCAACTATGCCTATCACGTTGCAGCAATTGGAGGCCGAGGCCCCGGAACTGCTCATTGAAATCAGGGGTGTGGCCGCTACCGAGTCCCTGGCCGCGAGCCGGGAAGAAGGGGCCAAAGCGGAGCGGGCTCGGGTGCTGGAGATTCTGGAGGTTTCCGGGTCTTCGGTCATTAAGCTCCAGGCGATCAAAGACGGCTTGGAGCCCAAGGAGGCCTTTAAGAGCCTGCTGGTGGAACAGGAGACCGAAAAGGCAGCGGCCTTGGCGGCATTGGCCACCGCGGCGCCGCCGGTGGTGGGGCAGCAGGTGGAAACCGTGGTGGTTTTGGCCGAAGACGCCCCGCTCGATGAACAGGCCAAGGCCAATTGGGATAAGGACCCCAATCTTCGCCGGGAATTCAAGGAATTCGGCGCCTATCTGGCCTATTTCAAGGCGGAAACTGAGGGCCGGGCCAAGATCAAGCGGAAATAAATTAGGGGCAACCCGAAACAGGAGGAAGAACCCATGGCATTAAGTAAGAATACTCCCGTAAAAGAGGTTCTGGGAGAATTTACCGACCTGCCGCTTTACCGGGCGATCCGTGCCTATGAAGGGGCAATGATGTTTCTGCGGGCCGATGGTTATGTTACCAATGTGGCCGGCGGCCTGGTATTTGTGGGGCACGCTGACGCTGAGGCCAACAACGCCGCCGGCGGGGACGGTGCCTTGAGCGTGCGGCTGCGCCGGGGCAACTACCGGCTACAGGTCACCTTGGCCGGCGTCGCCATCACCGATGTCAGCCTGCCCGTTTATGCCAGCGATGATGGCACGCTGACCAAGACCTCCACCGCCAACAGCTTGGTGGGCCGGATTGTGCGTTACGTGGCAGCAAACACCTGTATCGTGGAGTTCCACGCCGTAGGCGAAGGCACGGTGACGGTGGTGGAGCAATCTCACATCGTCAACGCCAAGGTGGATTACACCACCGGCGATCTGGATGCTGAGGCGGAGGTCATCGCCGCTGTCAACACCACCAACGGCAAGATCAACTCCATTCTCACGGCGCTGGAAGCGGCCGGTGTCCTGTCCACCTCGTAACTTGGTTATGGGGAACTTGAAGGAGGAATAAATCATGGCAGTGGAAAAACTTGGATTATCCAGCCGAGCCATTATCGGCCGTTTTTTCCAGAGACTGGAGGCGGGCTTTGACCGCTCCTGGGCCTCCAAGCTGGGGATGCTGTTTCAATCGGATCAGGCCAGCGAGTCTTACAAATGGCTGGGAATGAGTCCGGCCATGCGGGAATGGGTGGACGGCCGCCAGGCCAAGGGCCTGCGGTCCAACGGCATCAGCATCGAAAACAAGGAGTTCGAGGCTACCCTGGCCATCGCCCTGAAGGACCTCCAGCGGGACAAAACCGGGCAGATCATGGTCCGGGTGGATGACCTGGCAGACCGGGCCAACTCCCACTGGGAAAAGCTGCTGTCCGATCTGATCCTGGCCGGGGAAACCGGGGATTGCTACGATGCCCTGAAATACTTCGCCGCCAACCACAGCGAAGCCGATTCCGGGACCCAGATCAACCTGGTTACGGCAACCCAGGTCCCCGCCTTAAATGTAGGCACGACCACGGCTCCCACCGCGGCAGAAATGGCCGACGCCATCATGGGGGTTATCGGTCATTTCTACCAGTTCAAAGATGACCAGGGCGAGCCCATCAACGGCGAGGCCAGAAACTTCTTGGTCATGGTGCCGGTGCTCACCACCTGGTGGGCGGCGGCAGTGACCGCGGTGAGCGCCAACCTGTTGAACAAGGCGGCGGGTTCCCTGGACAACCCTTTGCAAGGGGCTTTCCGCCAGGGGATCAACGTCGAAGTGGTGGCCAATCCCCGGATCAACGCCTGGACCGAATCGTTTGCGGTTTTCCGCATCGACGGCAGCGCCCGGCCCTTTATCCTCCAGGAAGAGGATCCGGTTACGGTGGACGCCCTGGCCGAGGGGTCGGACGAGGAGTTTAAAAACAACCGGCACCTGTATGGGGTCAAGGCCAGCCGCAACGTCGGCTACGGCTACTGGCAGCACGCCATTAAGGCCACCCTGAGCTAACCTTATGACCCTTAAAGCCGACACCATCACCGATGCGCCGGCCGCCTGGTTTGACCCCGACGGCCTGGCGCAGACGGTGATTTACACTCAACCGGCCCGGGAATTGGGGACCGCGGCGGTGGAGACCTCCATTTCGGCAGTGATCAGTTACGGTGAGAACCCCGGCGGGGTCGGGCGGGAAGTGGCGGCCGAGATGACCGCGGTTATCCCCCAGGCAAGCATTGCGGCGCCTCGGAAGGACGGGGATTTTATTACTATCTTTGGGGTTGTCTGGCGGGTCCGGAAGATCATGGCCGGGGACGCCTTGGGAATTGCCTGGCAACTGGAGTGCACCCGG